AGATTTAAAAAAATATTTAGCCGAAAACCAGTTAGCTAAAAATTATAGGTTAATAAAGGAAGATCAAGACTTAGATGCTGAAATAGCTGCTCTTGAAAAACGATTATCAATTCTAAAAAATAAAAAAACTACAGGAGGAACTAAACTAACCCCAGCACAACTACAAAAAGTAGAGGCAAGTCTTAAAAAAATGTCTAATGACGATGAATTTGATGAAAGTGATGTTATGGGATATGCCGCAGATCTTACCCTTACTACCCTTTTAGATGATAAGTGGGAAGGTAAAGAAATAACAAATGATGAACTTATGAATTATGGTGATGAAATGGCTCAATCTTTAGGGTATAAGAATAAAGATGATCTTGAGAAATATACTGACACTATAGCAAATAAGGTTATGGGGTTCTAAAATAAAAACTTATAGACTGATTCATAGCCAGTCGTGATTAAAAAAATATTGACATCTGTGGCGTCTTCATTTGGAGACGCCCTTTCTAATTCATATATTATAACATAAAAATTAAATTAAATAAATGGATAAAAAAATAGTAATTGTAGGAGCAGGAGTAGCAGGTGTAAATGCTGCTACAAAATTAGTAGACAATAACTTTGATGGCAAAATTACAATCATAGATATGGGGAAAGACCCATATAAAAGACCTTATTCTGAGGTAATGACTGGCTTTTTAGGTGCTGGAGGTTGGTCCGATGGTAAATTAACATATCATACAGCTATTGGAGGTCATTTATCTAAATATACAGGTGAAGAAAAAGCCATGGAATTAATGGACCAGGTAATAGAAAACTTTAAACGTTTCCACCCTAAACCAGAAGAAGTACAATGTTCAAATCCCGTAGCAGAACCAGACTTTATTAAACCATATTTTGGTTTACGTTTATTCCCAGTATGGCACGTTGGTACAGATTATTTACATGAAATAGGTAAAAATTGGTACGATTATTTAGTATCTAAAGGTGTTAAATTTATTTGGGAAACTAAAGTAACCGGAATTAATTTTGAAGACCAAAACGTATCTTTTATTAACCCAACTCAAGTTTTATTAAGCGATCCACCTCAACCCAAAATTGAAAAATTAAGTTATGACCGCCTAATATTTGCTGTAGGTAAATCAGGTATTGATTTTGGTAAACAACTTGAAGAACAATACAACCTACCAACAGAACCTAAACCAGTACAAATTGGGGTTAGATTTGAGGCACCACAAAAACACTTCCAAAAATTGATTGATATATCTTATGACTTTAAGTTATATAGAAAGTTTGATGATGAAGGTGTATCTTTACGTTCATTTTGTACTAACAACAATGCTGCTTATGTGGCTGTAGAAGAGACATATGGAGATTATTCATATAATGGTCATGCTAAAAAAGATATGAAATATCGTAATGATATGACTAATTTTGGTATTTTAATGCAAATACAAGGTATTGATAACCCATTTGATTGGACTCGAACAGTTATAAAAGAACTACAACATGAAGGTAAAGGGTTATATTATTCTCCTTCTCGTAAACCCTCAACTACATCTGAAGGTATAGAGGTAAGTAGTCACCAAATAGATTCTTTAGATATTCTATATAGTGTTATGGGAGATAATTATACCCAATATATAGTAGATTTTATCAATGATATGAAAAAAGTATTCCCTACACTTGAAGATGATTGGGGGATTTATATACCAGAAGTAAAATATCTCAACCCAGAACCTGTTGTAAACCATGATGATTTATCTCTAACAAAATATCCTAATGTACACTTTGTAGGCGATGCTTTATCAGCTAGAGGTATAACAGTAAGTGGAGCTCAAGGAACATTAGTATCAGAAAAAATCTTGGAAAACTAAATTAGAATTCGTATATTATAATAAATAAATAAAAATATGAACAAAGATAACCAATTCCCCCAATCAAGAAAATTATCTAAACCCGATGGTACAATTGCATATACATGGGATGGTAAATTACATAATTGGGAAGGACCAGCTTTAATACCAGAAGGTAATAAAAAGTTAGCTGAATACTACCTATATGGTATGCCTTTATCAAAAGATGAATGGCAAGAAAAACGTTCTCAAAGAGATGGATTACCTTGGTATAAAAACCAATCAATGAAATCTAAACTATCTGACTATAGAAATTAAAATCTTATTACTATGAAAATAGGCTTATGTGGTACAATGAGTGTAGGTAAAACTACTCTAGTTAATGAATTAAAGAAATATCCTGAATTTAAAAATTACAACTTTAGAACAGAACGTTCTAAATATTTAAGGGATTTAGGTATTCCACTAAATACAGATTCAACTTTAAAAGGTCAAACTATATTTTTAGCAGAAAGAGTAAGTGAACTTATACAAGAAAATATCATTACTGATAGAACTGTATTAGATGTTATGGCTTTTACTTCAATGTCCAAATCTATACCTCATAATGATAAAATAGTATTTGAGGACTATGCTAAAAATTTTCTACAAGAGTATGATTACATATTTTATATTTCCCCTAAGGGTATAGATGTAGAAGACAATGGCGTAAGGGAGACAGATACCTTTTATAGAAGTCTTATAGATGAAAGTATTAAATATTTAGGTAATAGATATAACCATAGAATGAAAAATATCCATGAAATAAGTGGCAGCACTAAACAGAGAATTAACCAAATTCTAAATATTATTGACTTTTAGTATATTTATAACAAAATATTACTATATATATCTAAATAATATGAAAAAAACTGAACTTAAATCGTTTGTAAAAGAAGAAATCTTAAACGAGATGGCTTTACAAGAGATGGCTAAGATTAAAGGGGATTTAAAATCTTCAATTGAAAAAGTAATCAAAGACAACCCAGATTTAGAAACCCTTCCTTTAAAAAAGGCAATTAAAGCTGATGACGATGTTAAAGCAGCCTTAGGTGATCAGACTTTATATGACAACCAATTAGGTAAATTTATTTCTGCTGCTAAAGGGGAAAGAGAAATAGGAAAAAGAGGTAGAAAAGCTGATCCTAACAAACCTAAAAAAGAACCATCAGGTAAGGGAAGAGGTAGACCTAAATCAACTAAGAAAAAAGATTCAGTAGCTACCACTTCAAAATTGGGAGGTAGAAAGTACTATACTAAAAAAACTGATGGAGATACTGATGGACCAACAGATGCTGAACTAAGAAAATTAGCCCGTTCAGGAGGCAGTATAGGTAAAAGTAAAAGTTCAACATTAAAACAACAAACTAAAGCTAAATTAGTTAAAGACTTTCTTAAAGATTTAAAATCCAAAGGTATTGTTGATAAATCTAATAAAATATTAGATAAAGCAAAATACGATGCGGCTTGGGCTGAAGAAAAACCTAAAATTCAATCCCAAATTAATCAAGTAAATGAATCCTTCCCAGAAGACCCATCAGAAAGAAAACTTATAGATTATTATATAGGGGTATTAGATAATCTAAAACAAGATTTCCCTTCAGATGGTCAAATCCAAGCTAGAACTAGTACTCTAATAGGTAATTTACTAGATTACATTAACGGATAAAAACCTTACCCCTACTTATGTAGGGGTATTCTCTACTTATGTCAGATTTAAAACAAGTTATAGCTCAAGAATACTTAAAATGTGCCAAAGATCCAGTACATTTTATGAAAAAGTACTGTTATATATCTCACCCTCAACGTGGTAGAATATTATTCAACCTTTACCCTTTTCAGCAAGGAGTTATTAAAGGTTTTCAAACCAACGACTATAGTATAATATTAAAATCCAGACAATTAGGTATATCTACAGTATCCGCAGGATATTCCTTATGGTTAATGTTATTCCATGAAGATAGAAATGTTTTAGCATTAGCAACCACCCAAGCTACCGCCAGAAACTTGGTATCTAAAGTACAGTTTATGTATGAGAACCTACCCTCATGGTTAAAAGTAGATACTTTAGAAAATAACAAATTATCACTAAAATTAAAAAACGGATCTAAAATACAAGCCAAATCTTCTAGTAGTGATGCCGCAAGATCAGAAGCAGTTTCCTTGCTAATAATAGATGAGGCCGCCTTCATTGAAAATGTAGCTGAAACATGGGCTTCCGCACAACAAACCTTAGCAACGGGTGGTGGAGCCATTGTATTATCTACACCCTATGGTACTGGTAATTGGTTTCACCAAATGTGGGTAAAAGCAGAAGCAGGTGAAAACGATTTCTTACCTATAAAATTAAAATGGGATGTTCACCCTGAAAGAGATCAATCATGGAGAGATAGACAAGATGAACTCTTAGGTGATCCTAGATTAGCAGCCCAAGAATGTGATTGTGATTTCAGCACATCAGGTGATACTGTATTCTACAGTGAATATATAGACTACTACGCAAACACTTATATTAAATCCCCACTAGAAAAAAGAGGAGGAGACCAAAACCTTTGGATTTGGGAAACTCCCAACTATACCAAAGAATATATGGTTATAGCGGATGTAGCCCGAGGAGATGGAAAAGACTTCTCAGCATTTCATATAATGGATGTAGAAGAAAACGTTCAAGTAGGTGAATATAAAGGACAAATTGAAACTAACGATTTTGGTCATTTATTAGTAGGTATAGCAACAGAATATAATAACGCTTTATTGGTTGTAGAAAACGCTAACATAGGTTGGAATACTATCCAAACTATTAAAGATAGAGGGTATCAAAATCTTTATTACTCTCAGCGTGGAGGGTCAAGTGTAGATTCGTATTTTGATAAATATATGGATGTTACTAATATGGTAGCAGGGTTTACAATGTCCACAAAAACACGACCTATGGTAATAGGTAAATTTCAAGAATCTATAAATGATAAAGGAGTAGTAATACAGTCTAAGCGTTTAATAGAAGAAATGAAAGTGTTTGTATGGAAAAATGGAAAACCCCAAGCACAACCTGGATATAATGATGATTTAGTTATGGCTTTTGGTATTGGACAATATTTGAGAAGTACATCATTAAAAGCTAGAAGTTTAGGTTTGGAAGCAACCAAACAATCCTTAAATAGTATGAATACCACTAAAACCCCGTATCAAGGGGCTTATTTTTCAAGTGGTAATGACAACCCCTACCATATTGATGTCCAAGGAAACCAAGAAGATATTAGTTGGTTAATAAAATAAATATTTATAATATATTAAAGACATTTAAATGGCAGACAAGAAATTATTTCCTAGGTTAAAAAGACTATTCTCAACAGACGTAGTCATAAGAAACGTAGGTAACAATCAAGTAAAAGTAATGGATAGTGGTACTATCCAATCCCACGGTGGTCTACAAACCAACTCTTTAATGGATAGATATAATCGAATCCATAGTAGTACTACCACTTCCCTATTTGGAGATCAATTCAACTTCAACTACCAATATTTAAGACCTCAAATATATTCTGAATATGATGTAATGGACAAAGACGCCATTATAGCTTCAGCATTAGATATTATAGCAGATGAATCTACACTTAAAAATGATATGGGTGAAGTTTTATCTATTAAGTCATCAAACGATGATGTACAGAAAATTCTATATAATCTATTTTATGATGTTTTAAATATAGAATTCAACCTTTGGTCTTGGATGAGACAAATGTGTAAATATGGTGATTTTTTCTTAAAATTAGAAATTGCAGAAAAATTTGGGGTATACAATGTAGTACCTTATACAGCATACCACATTGAAAGACAAGAAGGTTTTAATGTTGACAACCCTGCAGATGTAAGATTTAGATATGAACCTAATGGTATGTTTAGTTTATCATCAGGAATGCATAGAGTTCCAGGACAAGACACTAAAAATGATAACAACATTTACTTTGACAACTATGAAATGGCCCACTTCAGGTTAATTTCAGATGCTAACTATCTTCCTTATGGACGTGCTTACATAGAACCAGCTCGTAAATTGTTTAAACAATATACCTTAATGGAGGATGCCATGTTAATTCACCGTATAGCTCGTGCTCCAGAAAAACGTGTATTCTACATGAATGTAGGAGGTATACCTCCAAATGAAATAGATGGCTTTATGCAGAAGACTATTTCAAAAATGAAACGTACCCCATATTTTGATGAAAAATCAGGTGATTATAACCTAAAATATAATATGCAAAATATGATGGAAGACTTCTATATACCTGTTAGAGGTAATGACCAGTCAACCAAAATAGACACTTTAGGTGGTTTACAATACGATGGAATAAATGATGTAGAATATTTAAGGGAAAAGTTATTTGCAGCCTTAAAAATACCAAAAGCCTTTTTAGGTTATGAAAAAGATTTAGAAGGTAAAGCTACATTAGCAGCCGAAGATATAAGATTTGCTCGTACAATAGACAGATTACAACGTATAGTAGTATCAGAATTAAACAAAATAGCACTAGTTCATTTATACACCCAAGGTTATAGAGATGAAGGATTAACAAATTTTGAATTATCTTTAAATTCCCCTTCAATTATATTTGAACAAGAAAAAGTAGAACTAATGAAGGGTAAAGCTGAATTAGCTCAAACCTTATTAGACCAAAAACTATTACCCACAGATTGGATTTATGACCATGTGTTCAACTTTAGTGAAGACCAATATGATGAATATAGAGATCTAATTAGAGCTGATGCTCAACGTAACTTTAGAGTTAACCAAATAGAAAACGAAGGTAATGACCCACAGGAAACAGGTAAATCTTACGGTACACCTCATGATTTAGCATCACTATATGGTAAAGGTAGAGAATATTCAGACCCAGGCAATGTACCTGATGGGTATGATGAAGACAAAGATTTAGGTAGACCTAAAAAATCCATCACTAAAACTGGAAAACAAGATAGTAATTTTGGTAAAGATAGATTAGGTACTAAAAGAATGAAAGATACAGATAAAAATGATTCAAATAGTATTAACCCTAAACCAAAAGGAGGACCTATGGCTTTAGAAAGTACTGAAAAATCATACATAAAACATAGAGGTATGTTTCAAAAACTTGATAAAAAGGTATTAATTTTTGAAAAAGAACAAAAAGATAGCTCTTTATTAGATGAATCCCAACTTAAGGAATAAAAATTTCCATATATTTATAACTAAACATATTTTTTGATGAAGATCAAACATAGTAAATACAAGAATACTGGTATATTATTTGAATTACTAGTCCGTCAAATTACTTCTGATACACTTAAAGGTGTTGACTCCCCAGCGGTAGATTTAATAAAAAAATACTTTGTAAAAAGTGAAGTAGGAAAGGAATATAAATTATATGAATCTATCCTCAAATCACAAGTATTAAATGAAGGGAAAGCTAACATACTAGTAGGTACTATCCTAGAATCTTCCCAAAAATTAAATAGAAGTAGATTAAGAAAAGAAAAATATAATTTAGTTAAAGAAATTAAAGAACACTATAACATAGATACCTTCTTTTCTACTAAAGTAAAAAATTATAAAGAACTAGCTTCAATCTATACCTTAATTGAATCCACTAACTCAGATTCTATTACAGATTCAAACCAAATAGTAAATAATAAAGTAACACTATTGGAGTTTCTAGTACAAGATAAAGTAGATGGAAATAAAGTAAAAGAAGATGTATTAGAAGAATATTCTAAATATGACAAGGATTTAAAAATTCTTACATATCGTATTTTATTAGAAAAATTCAATGAAAAATACGATGAATTAACTATAGAACAAAAATCTATCCTTAAAGAATACATCAATTCAGTAGATTCAACTCCCCAACTCAGAGAGTTTTATAACAAACAAGTTAATATTCTAAAAACCCAACTTTTAGAAGGAGTTTCTAGTATAAAAGATAAAGCTACTAAAATCAAAATAGAAGAAGTATCTAAATACCTAATAGAATTAAACAAAACAGACAAAGTTAATGAAGATAATTTAGTCGATTTACTTCAATATACTGAATTGGTAAATGAGATCCAAAAAACCAATGGGTAAATATAAATATAAAATAAAAGAAGATTTTAGGGTTGGTGATGTAAAAAAACAAAAAGGAATCCAATCTAAAATTACAGATATAAACCCCGAAACCGGTACTATATCTTGGGATATAAAATCTATCCCCGCTATTGATTCTACATTTGAAGAATTTTTAGATTTAAGACAATACATTTCTGCTTTAGCAGATAAAACTAATGATCCTATTATAAGTGATATCAAAGATCAAGTATTATCTCTATTTAAGAAGTATAGAAAACATATTAGGGATAATTACCCAGACCAGTATAAAAAGTACCAAACTAATGAAATTGAAGTAGATGAGATATCTACATCAAGTGGTACAGGTGGGTATTTAACTAAATATGCATTTAGATTACCTAAAAACTATAAAAAGGTAGATGAAAATGTAGGATCAACTCTAGGTCCTGGTCCTAAAGCTGGACCACAAGGAGTTAAAGATAACTACTACGTTAAAAAATTTAAATATAAACTAGTAGACAGAAAAAAACAAGCTAAATCTTCAAAAGCCCTAGATTATAAAGATCTATGGAATAAAACCTATAAGTAATATGTATAAACATAACTTAACAGAAGAAGATAAGGATTTAAGAGTAGAACGATTCCAAGAGTCTCGAATCAATGCCTTTGATAATCTAGAAAAAAGATTAGAAGAAATAAAAAAATATTTAAGACAAGGTAAACTAGAGACTATCAAGTACTATAGAGAAAACCCATCTAGCTATAACGTGGTATTAGGTACTGATATGATAGAAGATTATTTTAACGATATAGAAACATTATTAAAACCAGGAGAATGAAAACCCTACAAGAACAATACAATCAAATAAAAGAAGGAAAAGGTCATAAGGGCATTTTCCTTACTGAAGCTAAAAAGAAATTTCCTAACATGCTTACTAACCCTATGGGGTTTGAAGAAACTACTAAAATTCTAAAGAATAGAGGAGTTATCAACGAAAATTATATCGATTTACAACCCGTAAATAGCTATGAATCTTCTGCTAAAGAACCTTGGGAAACTAAATTTAATTCTTTCCTAAAAGAACAAGAAGAAAAAATTAAAGCTGAAGCTAAAAAAACAGATAAATCTGTAGAAGAACTAGCTGATAAAAACTATGACTATAAAGATTATAAAAATCTAGATAATCAAATTGGTCAAGAGGTAATGAATGGTGTGTATTTTGAAGCCAAACAAAACCCAGATAAATCTATTGATGAAATTAAGAAAATAGTAGCAAAGAATTTAGATAAAGATTCTCAATACTATATGAAAAATGCTGCTTTCGGTGTTGAAGGTTTAGGATATCAAGAAGCAGAAGTAGAAGAAGTATCGGGTAAACATAAATCCTCAGGTTACTCTGATAAGTTAAAGAAAATGGTTAAAGAATCTTTAACTGAAGGTGCAAGAGGAAAAATGAAAGGTGGTAAAGTAGTAACAGAAAATGATTACGATAACAGAAATTTATATATTCAAAGACTAAAAGAAGGGGATAGGCTATTAGTAGATATGGGGGATGGAACCCAAGAAGAATTAACAGTAGCTAGAACTTTTATTATGTCTCCTCCTAAAGGTAAAAGACAACCTGCTTTTACAAGTAAGGAGTATGGTGAAGATATGTGGTTTACTAATGATATGGTAATAAAACCAGTAAAAGAAGGAATCCACGACTTCGATATAACATCAGCATCCCACACAAATGCAGGAGTACGTTCAGATATGTCACAACAAGAAGAACATATAAGAGATTATATGTACATTAGACAAATTGACCCTATCTTAGAAAAACATGATGTAGATTTTGAGGAATTTATTAAAATGGCTGAAGTAGATAATCTTACCCCACAAGAACTAGATGATTTAGATTATGTGGAAGATAGAATAATGGCTCATTTATCACATAAAGACACACATGATGGTTTAGGTAATAAGCTAAATGAGGTAGATGAAGAGGCGATTGAAAAAACTAAAGAATTAACTCAAGCAGTTAAGGATTTAGATAAAGCTAAAGAAGAAGCAGGCATTGAAGAGGAAGAAAAGCCTACCAAGCAAAAGAAGAAGAAAAAACAAACCACTGACGATAGATTGGCTGAAATAGATAAACAAGCAGAAATAGTTGCTTTAGAAGCCAAATTAGATGCCCTATCAGAAATCATAGAATCTAAAGAACAACGTATCTCAATGGTAAATGAAGATGACAATCTATCAGAATTAGTTGATAAGAAGAGAATCAAAGAGATGCAAAAAGAAATCAAAGTTTTAGAGAAGAGAAAAGCTAAGATGGAAAAAATCTATGAAAAAAAATGTGGTAAACCCTACCAACAAGAAGCAATAATAGACGAATCAACTGAAGAAGATAATGAATAAGACATTATTAATAGAGACTTACCCATTACAAGCTCAACCTACTACTTTAACCGAAAGTGTAAATAAAGAAACCGGTAATCTAGTAGTCGAGGGTATTTTAGCAACAGCTGAAGTAAAAAATGGAAATGGTAGATATTACTCTAAAGACCTATGGGAAAGAGAAATGTCTAAATACGATCCTTTAATTAAACAGAGACGCGCTATGGGTGAATTAGATCACCCTGAATCTCAAGTCATTAACTTAAAAAATGTATCTCACATTATAACAGATTATTGGTGGGATAAAGATAATATCATAGGTAAAATAGAGATATTACCCACCCCTTCAGGTAATATCCTAAAATCTCTAGTTGAACAAAAAGTAATAGTAGGAGTTTCATCTCGTGGTATGGGTTCATTAGAAAAAAGAGGTGAGGTAATGGAAGTACAAGATGATTTTGAATTATTATGTTGGGACTTTGTGTCAACACCTTCAAACCCAAATTCATTCATGCATGAATCTAAACAACTAAATGAAAGTTTAGGTAGTAGACAATACGATTACACCTCTGTAAATAATATTATACATGAAATATTATGTAGTAAAGGATCATGTCCTATAACATAAATTAAATTATATTTTCAAATAACCCTTGTATATCCTACAAGGGTTTTTTTATCCTTTGGTATTTTCCACCTTCTCTACATATGTATAACCAACAATATACCATCTCTATATGGTATTTAATTTATGTAAAACTTACCTATTACGTTACTATCTAATAAACGTATTTCACTAAACAAAATTTTAGGAACAATTTATGGCAAATCAAAGAGATTTACTTAAAGAAGCTATTGCTGACGCCAAAGCTGTAAAAGAAACTGCTATCGCAAACGCAAAGGCATCTTTAGAAGAAAGCTTTACACCACATTTAAAATCTATGTTATCTGCTAAACTCCAGGAAATGGAAGAAGAAGATGAGGTAGAAGAAGGCTACGGAAAAAAAGAAATGGACGAAGCCAAAAAAGAAGAAATGGGTGAAGCTAAAAAGGAGGAAATCGAGGAAGAAACACTTGATTTAGACGAGTTACTTGAAGACGAGGACAAAGAAGACATGGACGAAGCTAAGGACAAAATGGACGAAGCTGAGGAAGAAGAGGAAGAAATGGAATCTGATGAAGCAGAAGCTGAAGAAGCTGAAGGTGAAGAAGATGAAGAAATCGACCTTGAAGATATGTCTGAAGATGATCTAAAATCTTTTATTGAAGATGTTATTTCTGACATGGTTGAAGCAGGAGAACTAGAACCAGGAGAAGAAGCTGAAATGGATTCTGAAGAAGAAGAAATGGAAGGTGAAATCGAAATGGAAGATGATTCTGAAGAAATGATGGAAGGAAAAGACAAAGAAGAAATGGAAGAAGGTCAATATAGTGGAGACCAATCAGACGTACCAGGAGGTGGTTTAGACAATATCATAGATATGATAAAAAATTCACCAAAAATGGCTCAGAAATTAGCAGATGCTCTTAAAGAATTACCTGCCGGAGCTGGATATGCTATGAGAAGAGAAGGTGAAGATGAGGAACTAGAAGAAGCTTTAGAAACCATTAACACTTTAAAAACTGAACTTCAAGAAGTAAATTTATTAAATGCTAAATTACTTTATACTAACAAGATTTTTAAGAGTAAAAACCTTACAGAATCTAAAAAAGTAAAAGTATTAAAATCATTTGATAAAGCAGAAACAGTAAAAGAAGCAAAAATGATTTTTGAAACTTTAGTAGATAATTTAGGTAATACTAAAAAATCATCTATGGTAAATGAAATCAAATCAATTGCTTCAAAAGCTTCAGGAATAACTGAAAGCACAAACAAACAACCAATAGTAGAAAATCAAGTATTCGAAAGAATGAAAAAACTTGCTTTTTATAACACGAACAATTAAAACAACTTAAAAAATGAGCTTAAATTCATTATTAGAAAGCGCTAACCAACAAAACACAGCACAAAGTGATGCTGCAAAGTTAGCCGCTAAATGGGAAAAAACAGGTCTTTTAGAAGGACTTGACGGAATGCATAAGGATAACATGGGTGTTATCTTAGAAAACCAAGCAAAACAATTAGTAGTAGAGTCATCTCAAACTCAAGCTGGAGGAGCTGGATTTACAGCTGGTAACGGTGAGTCATGGGCTGGTGTAGCATTACCATTAGTACGTAAAGTATTTGGTCAAATTGCTGCTAAAGAATTTGTTTCGGTACAACCGATGAACTTACCATCTGGACTAGTATTTTACTTAGATTTCCAATATGGTACTGACAAAGCACCATTCGCTGCAGGTGAATCATTATATGGTGATAGAGGTGGAAATGAACCATTTGGAAACACTAACGAAGGTGGTTTCTATGGTGCAGGTAGATTTGGATATTCTATCAACAACACAGCATCTGCTGATGTAACAGATACATTAACTACTGCATCTTGGTCAGATATGAACTTTGATTCAGATTATTCAGCTTCTGCTGCTGCTGGAGACTACAGACTTGTAACTATTGCTGATTCAGAACTTCCTAACCTTGATGTAGAAGGAGTAAGAGGATTTGCTTTACAAGTTAGTAGTAGCGTTGTAAACTTACCAGTATTTACTAAACATAATTCTACAGCTAACACAACTTCATTTGTAGCTTTAGCTTCAGATGTAGAAGGAGAAACTTTAGATGTAGTTTACCAAATGGCACCAGTTGATAACAACAGAGGTGACTTTGAAGATGGTAATACAGGATTAAACGGTTCAAATTCACCAGCTATTAGCATTCCAGAAATCAATGTACAGATGAAATCATCTGCTATCGTTGCTAAAACTAGAAAGTTAAAAGCGGTATGGACACCTGAGTTCGCACAAGATTTAAATGCTTACCATAGCTTAGATGCTGAAGCTGAATTAACGTCTATCCTTTCTGAGCATATTTCATTAGAAATTGACTTAGAGATCTTAGATATGTTAATGGATTCTGCAGCTGCAGGAACTGAGTATTGGTCAGCAGTATCTAACCAATTCATCAACAACGCTGCTGATGGGTTTGATGGTAGAGGTGTTGCCGATGGTGGTTACTATAATACACAAGGACAATGGTTCCAAACTTTAGGAACTAAAATCCAAAAATTATCTAACAACATTCACCAGAAAACTTTAAGAGGTGGTGCTAACTTTATGGTAATTTCTCCAAAAGTTGCTACTATTCTTGAATCAATCCCAGGATTTGCTGCGGATACAAACGGTGATGTAGATAAAATGAACTACGCATTCGGTGTTCAGAAAATGGGTGCTTTAAACGGTGGTAAACTTAAGGTTTACAAAAACCCATACATGATCGAAAATCAAATCTTAATGGGCTTCAGAGGAGGACAATTCCTAGAAGCAGGTGCAGTATTCTCACCATACATTCCATTAATTATGACTCCGTTAGTGTACGATCCAGATACATTCACACCAAGAAAAGGTTTACTTACTAGATACGCTAAGAAAATAGTAAGACCTGAATTCTATGGTAAGATCCAAGTAGCTGGTCTAAACACTATCTAATAGTAGTTAAAAATAGATTCCAAAAAGGAGCCCAACTTTATAGTTGGGCTCTTTTATTGTTATATTTATAGATAACAAATATGTTATATCATTCAATTATTGTTATATATAATGTCTTTAACGTATTTACACAATAGTATTTTACATTTAATATCAATCCTAATTTAATTAAACATGGCAAGTAAACACCATACTGATGATGTATTTAAATCAAAACGTAAACCAAAAAATCCAATTAAATTCCAAGTACAGTTAAATGAAGAACAAAAATTAGCTAAATCCACAATATTAGATAACCCTATAACAGTATTAAAAGGTATGGCTGGATCAGGTAAAACCCTGGTAGCCACACAAGTTGCTTTAGATTTATTATTTACAAAACAGATAGAAAAAATTGTAATAACAAGACCTACAGTATCAAAAGAAGACATAGGTTTTTTACCTGGAGATATTAGAGAAAAAATGGATCCTTGGTTAGCACCTATATACCATAACTTATACATGTTATATAATAAAGACAAAGTAGACAAAGAAGTAGAACAAGAAAACATAGAAATAGTACCATTTGCTTTTATGAGAGGTAGAACATTTGTTAACTCAGTAGTTATAGTAGATGAAGCCCAAAACGTAACTCAAAATCAAATGGAAACCGTTATAGGTAGATTGGGTAAACATTCTAAAATGGTCATATGTGGAGATATGGCCCAAATTGACTTAAAAAACAAAAGAGATACAGGTTTTTCTTTTTTATATAGATTAGAAGAACACGTTGAAGGGGTAAAAATAGTTAACTTAAAGAAAAACCATAGACACGAGATAGTATCCCCAATATTAAAAGTATATAACGATTTCAGAAATTAGGTCCTCTTTTTTAATATTTATAACCAAATGTTAAAATATGGCTAATGTCCCAATATATAATGGTAATCCTACATGGGATCCTAACTCAACAAGTTTTGGATTTTATAATGCCGATACAGACTTCCAAGCAGATTCTGTAAAAGTGGCAAAATTTTGTGCTAGCAGGTTAGGATACCCTCTTGTAGAAGTAGAATTACAATCAGGTTCATTCTTTACAGCCTTTGAACAAGCTATTACCACATATGGAAATGAATTATATTCATATCTTGTAAGAGATAACCAACTTACATTAGAAGGTTCTGACATATTTGATGGTAGTAATGAATTAAATGAAGCCTTAATTACCCCAAGTTTTGAACCTATAGTAAGATTAACAGAACAGTATGGTTCTGAAGCTGGAGTAGGAGGTAATGTTCCTTATTATACAGGAGAAATACCATTAACGGCATCAGTTCAAGATTATGATGTTAAACAATGGGCAATAGATAAAGGCATAGAAGGAGATATAGAAATCAAACGCGTATTTTACGAACCATCACCTGCTATAACTAGATACTATGACCCTTATGTAGGTACTGGATTTGGTAGTCAAAATTTATTTGACAGTATGGGATTTGGATCTTTCAGTCCCGCTGTTAATTTCTTAATGATGCCTATGAGTTATGATTTACAAACTCTACAGGCTATAGAATTAAACGATCAAATACGTAGATCAAATTATAGTTTTGAGTTAAAAGATAATAAAATTAAAATTTTCCCTATACCATTACAATCTAGAAGTGCTTTAAGATTTGAATATATAGAAAGAAAAGAAAGAATAAGTGGATCTTTAGATAGAGGAGGTAATAAAGTAACTAATGTATCTAATTCTCCTTACATCAACCCAACATATTCTAAAATAAATAGTATAGGAAGACAATGGATTTTTGAGT